TACGGCGAACTTGCTTGCAAGCAGCGCAACGCCCACTTCGTCATCAAGGACATCACCGAGGTGAGCATCTGATGGCAACTTCAGTCAGTATTACAACTGGCCCTGAAGTTCCGGGAAGCCGTAAGGAAGTCACTGGTGTTATCACTTTTGACTCGTCTTATGTAACTGGTGGCGAGGCTGTCACTTTGGCGCAGTTGGGTCTTTCACGACTTGACTACCTCATCGTGACCGCTGTCAACGGAAACATCCCTGCGTGGGACGGATCAACCTCGTCGCCTAAGATCAAGTTGTTTTGGGTGGACACCACCACAGACGGCGCACCGATGGCTGAAGTTGTGAGTACGACAGACGTTTCTTCAACGACTGCTCGCTTCTTGGCAATCGGCGCATAAACCAAATTCCCCAACAAACGAACGAGCCAGCCACTTTCGACGGTGGCTGGCTTTTTCGTCTATAATTTCAGCATCACCACGAAAGGTTCATTATGGCTACCTACTCAGCTTCTTCCGCCAAAACGATCACACTTGTTGCCAACACAGTAGACACAGTCACTTTGACCGGGAGTGGCAACAATTTGCACGTTTGGCAAACATCGACCACGCCTATCTATTTCACGACTGCTCAACCAGGTCAGACCCCGGCAACGCCGACAGTCGCAGGCGACAACACCATCGGCATTTTTAACAACAACAACTCAACCGATTTCCCCTGGTCGGGCAACGGCATCGTTATCAAAGTTATTTCCGCTGGTACAGGTACAGTCAACTTCGCCTTACATGGTTGATTATTTGTATATAGTGTTTCCATGATTCGCGCAGCAAACCTCATGGGAGAAGTAGAAGGCGGTAGCCAAATGGCTGAAGTCGCCTTTGACGTATACGACATTGCGACCCGCATCCAAAAGGGTGACGAGTCGGGCTGGCGAGGTGATCCCAGCGCATCACTCATGTTCAACCCAATCATCGGTCGATTTGAAGTGTGGATGGTTGATGCCACCGGGACACCGTATGTCGCCTGCTCGCACCACCGAGCTGACCACACCTTGATCGTCAAGTTGATTGAGGGTGACTGGCAAAAAGGTAAAGCACTCCACGAAGACCTGCTCAAAAAGAACAAAGCGATCCTTGCTGCTCACGAAACAGAGGAGAAGGAAAAGCGACTAGAATTAGCAGACAAGTTGCATTGGGCATTGATTAAGGATGTCGGCCACTTGGGTGGATCAAACAAGCGCAGTATCAGCATGAACGAGAAAGGCAAGTAAATATGAACCTGCTTGACCTTCGTAACGCTGTCAAAGATCGACTGGCGATCCGTTCTGATGGTTCGGGTAACAGCCTTGACGGACTTATCACTAACGCCTATGTCAACACTTCTATTGATGATGCGCTCAATCGTGTCAGCATGGAACGCGACTGGTGGTGGCTTGCCACGACCGCATCACTATCGTTTGATACGACCGACGGTGACGCTGCTTTGCCCGCCGATTTCATGCGAGCTAACAAACTGGTTATCAATGACTACCCAGTCGAACCACTACCGCTAGACACATTCCTAGACCCCAACGCCGATATGAACGCTTACGGCTGGCTGGTTTACGGCAACGCTGTCAAGATCACGCCAATTCCAACCACGACAACCACCGGGACGTTGTACTATTTCCGTAGCGAACCAGCCCTTTCGACACAAGCGTCTCCCGATACTAAGTCACCGTTGATGCCCGTGGTCTACCACAAGTCCATTGTCGCCTACGCTAGCCACCTTTGTGCGGCCCGCCGACAGGACGAACAGCGCGCGTCGTTGTATCTCCAAGAGTACGGCAACTTCTTGAAATCAATGAGCGACGACAACCGTGCCACAATCCAACGACGAATCAAGTTCTCACGGACAATGTCAGACGCAGCCTGGAGTTAGGCAATGGGAGCATTTCAAATCACCTATGACGACTTCTCAGGTGGTCAGTACATGGGCAACAAGTCCACCAACTTGCCCAAAAACAGTTGGCATGGCGAAAACGTGTTGCCGCTACCCAACGGTCAACTTATCGCGTCAGGTCAATCAAATGCTGCTACATGGGTTGTACCAGGCACGCCTGATAGTGGTTCTATCCAAGATCATTGGATTATTACTGGCGATTCGTACGCCTTTATTAACACCACCAAAGCTTTAGTCAACACCTCTAGGTTAATAAGAACTGCTAGCGTAAACAATGGATCAACATTTCCGATTACTACTTCCCAAAGTTCTTTAACGGGAACCCTTGACGGCAAAGTTGCTTACTATCCAGCAACCTCATTGTTTTATTACATCAGCACCGCAGGAAATATCTATTCAGTAACTCTGTCGGGAACAGTCACTCTTGTGTCAGCAGCATTATTGGGTCTTGGATTAACAGATATTGCTATCTACGGATACCGACTTGTTTCTTGGGGCGGGAAAAACTCAACAGCCAAAAAACGTCTTTACTATTCCGACACCACATTAGCCAGCTGGTCAACCGCTGACTACTACGAATTCAACGGAACAATCCTCAATGTGTTGCCTCGAACAAACGATTTGCTAGTTGTTTGCGACACCGGGGTATTCAGCCTTGTTGGCGTACTTGGATCATCAATAACAAACCAACTAATCGTCCCTCAAGAAAATGTTACCGAAGGCATGAGAGACGCAACCATTGTTGGTCGCAATATGCACTTCTTAGACCAACTTGCAAATGGTTCACTTGACGGTCGAATCTATCGTTTGGTCGGTTCAACTGTTCAATCAACAGATGTTCTAGACATGAAAGATATTCGTTCTCAAAGTGGTCTTGAACAAGCTCGCATTATGGCCGTTAACGATGGTCGGCTTATAGTTATGATGCGAAGCGGTATTTGTTATGCAGAAACATCTAAAGGTCAATGGTGTCGACTTACTTTTTCGGGTGGTGTTTGTAATCCGTCGCAAACCAAACAACAACAAATTGCTCGCCCTGGGCCTAATTCGCTTAACGAATACATTGTTTTAGCATCATTTAATTTCATAACTTCATCAATTGAAATAGATCGTTTTATTCATAACGCAATTACTGCCACCCCAGACAACGCCGATATTACTATTTCGGGTGGTGGGAGTGGAGCAAATTATCCGTCGGGTACTGTGACTTTGCCCGAATATTTTCATTCAAAACCATTCACCGTTAAAGAAATGTTTGTTGAATACAGCGTTGCAAACGACCTTTCATGTACGCCTAGTGTTTCGGTCAAGATAGTTCCAACAGGGAACGTGGATGTATTAGTAGGAAACATTCCAAATATGTCATCTTCTTCCATTCCTAATATTGCACAAGCAAACACACAATTTAATACTTATGTATTTGAACGGTTCCGATCCAATAACGCCAACAAGAGTTTTGGTGTTCAGCCAGTATTAACTTTTTCGGCTGTCACTATTAAACGTGTAATCCTGAACTGTGAAGACTGATGGCATTTCAGTACACTTTTCGATCTGACGACATCACAACCTGGGATGCTGACACACGCGACCTGTTAGAGAACCGTGACCGAGAACTGGAGTTGTACTCGACCACAATTGACGACTCGTTCCTAAACCTAAACGCCAGCAACCTCACATTAGGAACTGTGCCATCATCTCGCATCACAGGCGCATACACGGGGGTCACTTCTGTTGGTAATTTGAGTTCGTTGACTGTTGCTGGCAATATGACTGTAGATACAAATACTCTTCATGTTGATTCAGCGAATAACCGTGTTGGTGTTAAAACAACTTCTCCAACTACTGCCTTGGATGTTGATGGTGCTGTTACTGCTACCGATTTTCGTCTTGGTACTAATTTTATGCCTAGAGGCATTGTTGCTCTTGGAACAATGAATAGTAACTACACGCTAACCACTTCAGCCGTAGCGTTAAATGCTGTGTCTTGGACTGCTGTAGCAGACCATTACTATCGTGTCACATATTTTGAGCCTGAAGCACAAACAAGTACTGTTTCAGCGAGCACGACGACCCTGCAAATTAGGTCAGGTGCTACGGCTGCTGG